CAATACCATCTTGCACCGTGTCGCGCATCCCCTGCAGGCGCTCTACCACCCAGCGCAGCGCCTGTGCCAGCTTGGGGCCGTGGTTCTGCACAAAGGGGATCACAAAATCACGCAGGAAGGCGGTCAGAATGGGAATGAGCACCTCGCCCACCTCGATGGCGACGCTTTCCATAGCTGATCGCAGCAACTTGAACTGCCCCTGCAGCGTGTCGAGTTGCCGTTCCGCAACGTCTTGCGCCGTGCCGCCACTATCCTCAAGGAGCGCGGTGTATTCGCGCAGGTCTTTGCCTGTGTCGCTCATCAGCACCTGGAACGAGTTGAGCGCCCGTGTCTGGAAAATGGAGCCCAGCGCGGCCTGCCGCTGCTGGTCTGTCATGCCCGCAGTGGCGGCCTGGAATTGCTCAATGATATCGGGCAGATCGCGCATTGTCCCGTCAACATTGAACACCGACACCCCGAGCTGCTCAATCGCGGCCTGCGCCTGCGCGGTGGGGTTGGTGAGGGCCTGCAGCACACCGCGCAGGCCGGTGCCTGCCATGTCGGCCTGCAATCCCGCATCCGAGAGTTTGCCGAGTGCCGCTGCGGTGGTTTCGACGGAAAGCCCCATTGCAGCGGCCTGGGGACCGACAAATTTGAACGCCTGTCCAAGCTGCTGCACGTTGGTATTACTGGTGGTGATGGTCCTGGCCATCACATCAGCCACGCGAGCCATGTCCTCCGCGGCCAGACCCATCCCCGTGAGCACGTTACTGGCAATATCGGCAGTGGTTGCCAGGTCGAGGTTTCCGGCGGCGGCAAGCTGCAGTGTGCCGGGGAGGGCGGCGATTTGCTGCTCAACCGAAAAGCCCGCCATGGCCAGGAAGCCCAGGCCGTCGGCGGCTTCCGATGCACTGAACGAGGTGGTGCGCCCCATCTCCTTTGCGGTGTCAGAGAGGCGCATCAATTGCTCATCAGTAGCGTTACTGATGGCCCCGACATTTGCCATCGATTGCTCAAAGTTCGCTGCCGTGCGCACGGCAGACCCGAGCCCCACGGTGAGCCCGGCCAGCGCCACCCCCACGCCCGCCACCGCTACCGAGGCCGCGCCCATCGCTGCACTGACCGCCCCGCCCATCCGATCCAGCGCCTGGTTTGCCGAGCGCACGCCACGCTCAACGCCAGAGCCGTCGAGCCGTATTTCGCCGTAGGCGTTGCCAAGCTGGTAGGAGTCGCTCACGATTTCGCTTTCGCTTGCTCTTTACTGACCGGGATACGGATGCGGCCATTGTTGCCGGGCATTGCGCCGGACGCGGGCCGGGCGCTTCCGCCTGGCTTGCCGTGCCCGCGTTTGCGGTCCTGTCTCTCGCGCTCCTGGCTGGCCCACCAGAGCGCCGCCTGGTCAAACTGGTAGGCGGTGTACGGGTCGTTAATCTCCAGGATCGCCGATGGCCGCGTGTGATAGATCGTTGCCATGCTGTGCAGGTTGAGCATCTGCCGCTTGTTGCCCGCGAAACGAGGCCAGGGCCAGCGCCCCCTCATTGGCCCAGGTGAAAATAGCAACGCGTGTTTCAAAATCAATTTCATCCAGCCCGATGGCCTCTTCAGATGGCTGTTCCCGCACGGGCACGACCTGCGGCTCGCCCACATCATCTGCCGGGATCACCACCGCGTGCATAATTGCGGCCTTGCAGATAATGCCCAGCAGCTTGCCAAATTCGGGCAGGTGGTTATAGTCAATCCCCTGCTGTGTCTGCGTGCGCTGCTGCATCTGCTGCACGGCCCCCAATAATGGCACGGGGATATGCCCGCCTGTGGCCAGGTCGATCAGCGACACGCGGCGGCAGACAATCTCCAGCCCGTCCGGTGTGAAAAACGACTGTTGCCGCCGGGCGCGCCAGTCTTGTAAACCCATCGTGTCTCCTAACTACTGGCAAGCGTGACCGTGCGGTCGTACTGCGTCCACGAACGCCACGCGTCGTTATTGTCCTCATCACCGATGCAGATACCACTGGCACTCATCACGTAATATTCCCCGTCGGCAAATTCACCATCGATGCTGTTGATCTTGCACTTGTAGATTTTGTAGTGCAGCTCGCCGGAGCAGTTATCCAACCAGGATTTACCCATCGCCCGAAAGTAGGGCAGGCAGTTGTCTACGGTTTCGATCAGTTCACGGTAATAGCCCAGTGCTGAGGCATAGCCTGCGGTGGTGGTGAGCCCCATCATTAACGCATATGTCTCGAGTTCAATCCCGCCCTCGGTAATCTCAAACTCGCCGCCGTCGGCAATCCCTACCGTGCTGGTAATGCGCCCGTTCCCGCGCAGCGTGCCCTCGGTGAACGTCGGGGTGATGTTCATCGCCTGGGCACTGCCCAATGCTTTCGTCGTGCCGTTGCGGTAGATTTTGACCTGCCGAATTTGAAACGGCTTTGCATGCCCACTGACTGGTGGCATCGCTAGACTCCTTCCTCTCGATTGATATAGGCTACGTAGCGGCTCACAATCAGGGCCGCTTCCAGGGTTTCGTCTTCCTGATCCAGGTTGTCGTTCGCGTGCTCCATCTCCCACATCGTCGTGCCATCCGTAGGGGTGACACACTGACGATGCAAGAGCACATAACAGCGTTTGCGCGCCGGTTCGATGATGTCATACGCGGCGCGCTGGTAGAAATACAACTGAAAATACAGCCGCTCGCTCGCGTGGTGCGGCCCGAACGGCGCGCTCGTCGTCAGTTTGATTAAGCAGCACGGCTGTATCTCACGATCCACAAAAGCCGATGGCGTGCCCTTGCGGCTAATCTCGATGGCCGTGTGATGCACCCCGCCCGTGAGCAGCGCCATCAGCGTCGCATCGCCTGTCAATCTGGCAGCAATCGCGGCTTTCACAGCGTGCCGATCCACTCTTCAGGCCGCCAGCGCTGTAGCCCGTGTTCGGTGGGGTCCTTCACGAACTGGCCCCGCTTCTGGCTTGCCACATAGTGCTTGCTGTAGTTCATCCGCACGTCTTTCGCCCGTTTCGTGACGCGCTCCAGTGCCTTCCGCTCGCCGTGCGCCTGGCTGCGGTAGCGGTAGTGCCGGAGCAAGAAGCGTTCTGGGTACAGGTTGGCGGTGTCGAACAATATGGTGTGCCCGCCATTACCGATGGTCACAGGCTGGCTGTTGCGCCAGGTGCGCTGCTGAGGGAACGGACGGCCATTGTCCAGATAGCGAACACGGTAGTGGGTAAAATAGGCGGCAAAGTCCACCCCATCTGGCAACCCCGGCGCGTCGGGGGTGGGCTCAAAATCCAGATACCAATGGTCAATCAGGGTGTAGCCCGCCTGCTGTACGTGCCATAGCCCCTCGCGGTAGGTGACGCCTTTCCACGGGCTATGGAGCACCCAGTCTGGCTCGCCTTTGATGACCCAGGCAGCAGGGATGTCAGGCGCCAGCCGTTCAATTTCACGATCCCACTGGTCAAGCTCGAAGGAGTCCGGCTCGCCCCAGCGCTGTAGATGCGCCACGCCCCATCCCAGGTAGCGCTCGGCTATCTCATAGGTGCCATCAGTTGAGTGATTGTCGAAAATGTAGAGGTCGATTCCCTCTTCAACCGCGTGGCGAATATGCCATTCCAGCACATCGGCCTCGTTATAGACCGCCATCACCTGCGCCACGCGGAAGGTGTCGGGGATAGCACCCACCGGCGTGCGGCTGCGGTGACTCACTCGCGGCGCGGCATCCAGATGCACCGGCTCTTGTACCTCCAGCAGCGTCAAGCCACGCGGCGTGCGCAAATCAATGCGCCGCACATTGGCAAGCTGGTGCAGCTCGTGGTGTAATCGTTTGTGTGGCGCGGTGTCGTGCACCGCTACGATGGCCCCAGGTCGGCAGTGCTGCAGCAGGTGGCGCAGGTGGTCAAGCCGCCCCAGAGGACCGCTATCCACAAACGCCAGATCAATCGGCTGCGGCGGCTCCCACGTCCCCGCGTCGGCCTCGACAATCGCAACCGGCAGGCCCCGACACGCAACCCGCGCAACGGCAGCGCGTTCGGGGTCGTGCTCCAGGGCATAGGCCGCGCCGTGCCGATTGGCCTGGAGCGCCAGCCCGATCTCATAGGTCGTCTGGCCCATATACGCGCCCGTCTCAACCACACACGCGGGCTGCAGCGCCCGCACCAGCGCGCCGATCAGGAGGCTCACCTCGTGTTCGGTGGCGTCGCTATCGTCTGCGTGCCAGTGCTCAGGATGGGGGCACCAGGGCGATGGCTGAGTGTGGGTGGCTTCAGTCGTCATCTGAATATCTCCCTCAATAGTCGATTGATCTCTGGTATGTTGCGCTCTATCGTGGGCAGGATAATGGCATAGCGACCACCCCGCGCCAGTTCCAGGAACGGGCCATACTCCACTGCACTGCCGTGGCTCACGTAGATCACGACCAGGTCACGCGCCGCCTCCTGGTTGACGGTACTGAACAGCGCGCTTCTGGCGAGGCCCGTGCGGTCTGTCCACGGCGCGTTTTCTCGCATCTCGTTTTCCATCCGCTGCGCAATCAGGCGGGCGACGGCAGCGATGGCCTGATAGACCTTGCCGCCATAGCGTTGAATAGCGCGCTGCAGGTCGGACGGCGGGCGCACCCAGCGGACGGTCACAGCATTGCGGCGCGCCATCACGTCACCACCTTGAGTACATTGCCCGCGCCTGTATCAACCCACACCGACCCGGCGGGCAACCCGCTGGCGCTGGTGGGCAGCGACGGTGC